TAATTGTGCCAATTACCGGCTGATACCATGGAGGTTAACGGTACCATATGTGCCCACTCTGGACGCCAATCACTATAGCTGAATAAGCGCTTTTCCCCACGTTCGTGAGCGCGCCGCGCTTGGACGAGGACCTCCGTCATTTGGCGACGGCTCCACTTACCGAACCACTCGTCATCCTCGGGCATTCCGCAACAACAACCGGTATCGTTCAGCTCTTTGAAGTGAGGGTCGCTTATGCCGAACCGTAGACCAAGCTCCTTCGCTTTATGGTATACCTTCATAGTCATGTCATACTTCAGACTACGAGTAGCTCGGCGGCAGGTTTCAGCTGGGTTACTATGAGAATTCCACCACTCACCGAAATATGGATTTCCGGCGGCCTTAAACATCAACTGGTACATAGCCTTCTGACGCGGGGTCAGTACGGCAGCCAAGAATATGAATTCAAAGCTGATAGACTCGGCCCCCGCCGCCCTAGCCCGTTCCATAAGCACCCTCCAAGCCTCCGGTTCTCCGGGATGGGCGTCGCTCAGGCCGGGTATGAACGGGCGGAACCTCAAGCTGCAATGTACTCCTATATCGGTCAGGGCCTTCATAGCTTTCAGCCGCTCTGAAGTAACCGGCGCGTTGATGTCTACCTTAGCAATCCGCGCATCGTCATTACAATTTATACTCCAGGCGACCCAAAACTGGCGCGGGTTTTCAGCGAATAAGTCAAGGTATTCCTTCATTTGAAGTACCCTACCGCCTTTGGTACTGATACGCACCGGTTGTTTGTACTTGATGAATAGCGGGATTGCTTTTTTCGCCCAGCCGCTATGTAATTCCAAATCGTCAAACGGGTCGCCCAAGGCTCCAAGTTGGATTGGTGCGCCTTGGTCCATCAATGAATACATAGCTTGACTTTCCGCATCCTTACACTCCCTAGCCAGAAACTTTTCCAGCTGGTATATAGGCCACTCCTTGTACAAGGAGCCGGTTTCAGTCGCCGCCTTCAGTAGTCGGTTATTGCGGTCAAAAGCTCGTTGAAGGTTATTACTGAAGCAATACAAGCAGTTGTAACTACAACCCGAGTGACTGTCGAGCGCAACCGGAATGGCGCAGTCCATAGCATCAGCCGAGAACCGGGTTCCACTATAGGTTTGCGGGAATGCCTCCGGGTATTCAAACTGGACTTCAGACTGCTTTGCTAATGCGGCGCACATTGAGCCGGGCCTCATATTAATAGACTCACAAACTCCGCAAGCGTTACATATCTCAGCGTATTCGTTTTCACTTTCGGCGAGTACGCTATTCTCCGTTATCAGCTCTGCCGTCATCCGGTTTCACCGCCTTCCCTATAAATTGACGAACCATTCTCACAAGCTTGTCAGTATCAAGCTCCGGGTGACTTACCGCCGCCTTGGTCGGTATCTCAAAACATCGTAGTACGTCTTCATAATCCTCCTTGAGGTCAAAGTAGAACACAAGGAAGTCCCGGTCCTGAAATTGGTAGCCCTTCATTTCTTCCGGGAATTCAAAGAATTTGCCCCGGCTTTGTTCAACCTCTTTCGGTGTATCGTCAAGGCTTTCATATTTCGCCTTGCGCGACCAGTCACTTGGTAAATATCTTTTTTCCTTCTTTACTGCCATTTACCACTCCTCCCTATTCCAATTGTTCTCGTTTCTTCATTCCATTCGTGTCGTATTTAAAATTACCAACTTTGAGACTTTTGGGAAAACCGTCTTCCCCCAAGACCAAGCGGGGATTTTTCAAGCCAGACACCTCCATTCCCTCTATCACCCAACAGAGTGCCCGGGCAAAACACTTTTCAGCATAATTCTTCCGCCTAATCTCAGGCTCCACTTCAAACAACTTCGGCAATCGTTTACGCGCACGAAGAATTTCCGCATCAGGAGCAGTTTCCTTTTCCATGAGCTTATAATTACTCTCAGCCTCTTGTAACACCTCTCCAGTGTCTGGATCAATAAATGCGGCCCCTTTGCTGTAAGGTTTGTTGGTTTTGACCAGAATCCCAGGATATTTTTCTTTAGCATAACGCCTCAACTCTTCTCCTGACCATCTTTCTTTACTGCCTGACATGATACACTCTCCTTTCTTTCAACTTCATTTTTAACCGTCTCTGTAATTATTATACGATTTTCGACAAAATTATTTTGTTTGCAATAAAAATTATTTAATCATTCTTGAATACACTGGTCTTTTCCGAACAGGATTGAGCCTATCTTTGAATTTTTCCAGACCGGGACTATCCAAAACTCCACCATCTATAACCAACCTTCCCGGAAAACTCTGATAGAATAACAACCGCAAGAATTCATCCAAGAATCGCTCATTCGGGTCAGCTATACAATATCGGTATACCAACCAATCTCCATTTTCCTCCCATATATTTACCCCAACCAATTCGCTTTTTCGCTTTAAGAAGGCTCGATTTGAACTGTGAAACATAAACCAAATCAACGATTCACTGTCAGCAATTTCTTCGTCTTTCTTGTTGTCTAGCCATTTTATTAGCAATGACTTAATCTCAGGAACCGGCGGAACATCAGTGGTATAAGTCCAACAACCTTCATTTCTTCTTGGCCATTTCCTTGAATTCTTCCTGAACACTTCCCATTTTCCGCCTCTCATATCGGAAAAGTTGGTGGAGCAGTATGTATATTCCCAATCCAAAAATTGAATCGGTTCACCAACTGAATAGTTTATGAAATCGCTCCAAATTCGCAACCCTTTTGGCGGTTGTTCTGAAAAATCCTTACGATTCAAGGGAAGAGGAGGGAATACTGCCCATTCGTCCTCCTGCAACCAAATAAAATTCCCGTCTGTTTCCAGTTTTACGTTCGGCTGAATAGACAGATATTCCCTTGTCAACCAAAAGTTAGGAATTATTTTCAGTTCGTGAGCTCTTTCGAGGTATTGGTCAATCCCTTTCATAGTAATCCCTTCTGCTTCTTGGGTTGTTCGGATTTCTTATTTTCTCCGCGTTGGGATTGTTCTTTTTCTTTTAACAAGCGGTCTATCAACTTCTTGCTGACTTGCCCCCGTTTTCTACTCTTTCCTCCCATCTTCGTCTCCTCCTTTCTCACCAGGGTATAAATTAATAATCATATCGTATTTACACAACGCCAATACTCCATCAAAATCGTCTTTCTGTGGGTCTTTTACAAACAGAAAATCTTCAGTAGGAATAAATGCCAAGGACTTTTGAATGTTAAACAAACTAGTAAAATCTTTTGTTTTTAAAGCTATTGCCGGCATTTCCTTCGGTAATCTGTTCACAGAGAAGAATCCTTTTTCATTCGATTCAACTTCTACTATTGTCCCGGTGTAAATATTGCGTTGACGCAATATCAACGATGAGTTTTCAACAGATATTTCCACATGAGATAAATCTTCCTCCAACAATGGAACGCAATCGGCAGACAGGTAAAAAAGATATTCGGATTGTTCAGCTTTCTTCTTCAACTCTTGGTACAATTTATCAATATCTTCAGCGTCAGGGGAAACGCTTTTTGTATAACAAATTTTCCTGCGAGTGAACTCTTTCTCCGCTGTGCGGAACACAATCTTACTTCCCTCTGGCGTGATTTCAAAGGTAAATTGCGGCGAGTCATACTCGTTAGCGTTGAACGAAATGGGGACTTCAAACCTAGCCTCGCTCTGCCTCAAGGAAAATCTGAGTATCATGCTGTAGTCAAAGTTTACCACATATATGTTATCACCAATACAATGAATCATGTTCTTTACCCCACGATTGTCCATCGCAACCGCCTGGGCAAATATCCCTTCGATACGTTTGTTCACGTTTACATTCGCTTTTTTGCTCATCAGCTCAACCCCTCTTTCAAAAATTCTATCAATTGTTTTCTTTCATCATGTTCCGGAATATATGACCAAACTATTCCATCATGGTCATATCCTACTGGCACCATTCCGGCACCCCAGCTGACGCTGTAAGCGGCATTTCCTTCCATATTCCAAAGTTCGTGGACCTCTCGCTCCAAAGCCTCGGTAAGAAATCCGCCATGTTCATACACCCAATCCCGGAACATACTCCACGTGACCGGCTCCCCTTTATGCTTGGTAATGAACCGAATAGCCATCACCGTACATCCATAGTTCCACCCCCCTTTGAACCAATCGCCAACTGAGCAACATATATCCTGATCATTGATTGGAACATTTCCGAGGTCAAAGGTAGAACAGGAAATCCCGAATTCCCGGAATATGTTCATATACTTTTCCAACAAAATACTTCCTAACAACTGACTATCGCAACCCGCTAAAAATACCCTGTCGAAGTCCAAATTTTGATTCGTAAAATTCTGCCTTATACCTGGAATATTGGCCGAATAGGAGTATGTATCGAACGTCATATACTTGATTCCAATTTTTGCTAGAGTCTCTGCATAGCGTTTTACATCGTCCTCGGTGTCGGTAATGAGAAACATGAAAGGTTCAATCCTCGGGACAACTCTAACTCCAGCCTCGTGTAATATCTTCGCTGCATTCATCCTCCGTTCATACGAGGGGGCGCCAAGCTCCAACGTCTTGGTCAATTCTTCGTTTGTGGTTAGAATAGTGATATGAACCGCAGCACCAGCTGGATTTTCTACCAACGCTCTCACATATTCATCTTCAGCAACTAAATCAGATTTTGTATTGAGCATCACAGGATATGAAATCTCTTTGAAATACTTCAGCAACTCAAGACTAACCTTGTATTTTCGCTCCAACGGGTGGAAATCTTCAAAGCGAATTCCAAACCTTACTGGAATCTCCATCGCAAAGGCTTTTCGGATACCCGACAATGTATGAGGGTCTTTTCCCCGAAGCGGTAACATCTTGTCAATTTCCCGTTTGTAGTAATCAGGGTTACAATGTCGTAATCCAATCGCTCGGGGGTTGTCGAAAAAAGAGGTATAAAGGGATGCCCGAAAAACGTCTGCATAACAGTAAATACACCTGAACGGACAATTCAAGCCATCCCAAACGTCCGCGTTGAACGGCATAGGACAAGCCGCAGCTCGTAATGAGATTTCGAGAAAACTATTGATTTGCTCTGTGTCCAACAGTCGCTCTCGCTTCTCCCATTGTTGGGTAAGCAAGTTGTATTGATGATAGTTTCTCTTTCTTCCCTTCTCTTTAACTAGTCCCCCTTTGTGTTTTGTTGGGAAGAAAGGGCGGTTCCCTGGAACAATTCGGCTCACTAATTCCCGGATTTCTTGATACTCTTTAATAACGCTAATGGTTCTTCTCTCCCTTCTTTTTCGATTATTCAATACCAAGCGGGTTTTTCCTTTTCACCCCTTCCTCGCCAGCCTTTCCCCTACAATATCCTTCAATGTATACATTTCTTTCGTTTTTCCCTCGATAATCTTCAAGCCTTCCTCATAATCACCAACGCCATCCCAACAATCTCTAGGGTCTCTACCTCGTTGAACCGCTAACTTGAAGTGGTGGGTGTTAAAGGTACAAGGATTTTTTACATCTATTCCACAGCAAGTATTACTTTTTTGAACATTTCCCCAACCACTGTTTACAAAGTCTGGACACCCTAATATCACGCCCGAATCGCTGGCAATCTGAATCAATTTCTGTAGGATTTTACGCCACTCCCTATCCTGATTCATGTAGTAAATCTTTTCAATGTCCAATCCCAACTTGAAAAGATTCTTCACTACCCAATCATTCATATGTAGATTATACGTGTTGTAGCGGTCAATCCCGTATGATTTGAGTAGCTTCATGGTTTCTTTGAATTGTTCTACCGTATGATATCCAGGAATGAAAGGTTCGCCGTTGGCACCAACCCGAAATCCTTTCTTCTTCAACAACCCCAACGTTTTTACACGCTCAATTGGATTCTCAGTTTTCTTGTACTCAAACAATTCCCAATCGGCTTCCAATCCCGGCATAATCTCTGCCATCATTATAAAGTTTTCGCCCAATCCTGTCAACTCGTAAGCACGCTGGGGGAATTTGGTCTGAATAACAGTATCCCAATTCTGTTCTCGGAGGAATTCTACTATCTGCGTGGACACCTTGTATTTCAATTCGCAATCTTGGAACGGGTCAGAGCGATTTCCCAACCGCAGGGTTTTCCGCTGTTGTATTGCTCGATGTAAAGGGCTCGTACCTTTTTTGGACAGAAGTTTTTTCTTAACGTCCTCTACATCCGCAATCCGAAAATCATTCCCCCAAGTTCGATTGAGTCTTCTAGCAAAACACGTGGCGCAATTAGGTTCGCACGTCCAATAACTGTCGATATAAAGGCACAAGGGACAATATAACATATCGCCCCTTATACCCAGGGCAGTCTTGTAGATTTTCATGTTACTTCACCCTCACAACGCCATCCTTTTCTTCAACCACGCCGAAAGCAATCAACGCCTGGAGAGCTTTGGTAACGTTTGAACGGCTTTCATTGAGGTTAGATTTCCCGCCTTCCTTTACATACAGCTCGTCTGCGGCTTTAACCAGTTCCTCGATTGTTAAAGGTTTCTTTGAATTCTTGATTGCTAAAGCGGCAGCAGCAACTCTGGGCAAGGTTGTCTGAACAGGCGGGATTTTCTTCGCTTTCGGCTTTTGTTCCTTCTGTTCTTTTTTCTCTTTCTTTGCCACTTTCTTTGGAGCGGGTTCCTCTTCCTCTTCCTCTTCCTCTTCCTCTTCCTCTTCCTCTTCTTCAAGCTCATCTTCGTCCTCAACGTCTACATCTTCGGCGTTATCCTCTTCAATTTCTTCTCCCTCTTCTTCCAGTTCTTCTTCCTCCTCGTCTTCTTCCAGTTCCTCGTCAATGTCTACTTCCTCTTCATCTTCTTCTTCAACGAATTCCCCCTTTAAGAGTTTAATGACACTCATGGTCTCCTCGGAAATATCATCCTCAGGTAAAATAAGTTCAGCAGCCTCAAGAATTTGCTCTGATAACTCCTTTTCCGTTACGTTCTTTCCGGTTTTAATTTGAGGATCAAGCCCCAGGACATTATTCAACTCCTTCGCAGCCTTAATCAATTCTTCCTTTTTGACTTCCATTTTGACTTCCATTTATAAAAATCCTCCTTTTTTGATTTGGTTTTGTATTGATTTTAGTATTTAATTTTCCTCTCTGATATTATTATACAATTTGATTCAAAATTATTTGAAAGGTTTTCAAAAAAAATTTCTATTTCTTCCCAATCAGGGGAAAAAACTTTCCAAAAATGGTCTACCTGCGGCGAGGTCTTGCAAAACCCAAACCTCTCTGTCGTTAGAGAATCCTCCTTCGCGAACTACTATCTCGTTTATTCGCAGAATTCCCAGCTTCTTCTCCCTGCCTTGCGGGTCTTGGTTCAATCCATACATCGCAGTAACATGGGATAACTTACGCTTGTCTTCGCTAAAGTTACTCATCGTCAATCTTTTCCGCTCATAGCTTTCTGAATCCGCTTGTGTCGCTGTGACTACTAGTACATGTCGCTCTTGAGACAGACCTCGCAAGGATTTCCAGATATAATCCTGCCTGTGGCGAAATTCAGAAACCTTCGCATCGTCTGCAGACATCAAGTCTGCATAATCTATAATTATGACGTCCGGGACAAAACCATCTTGTCTTTCCCAAATATCCAGCACTCGTCGGATTTCAGTAACAGTAAGAGTTCCGGCGGGATAGGTCATGAGCTTGAATCGGCGTTTATATCGTTCAAAAAACGCCTTCACATTCTTTTTAGCCTGAACCACTGTAAGTGGTCTGCACTTCTTTACTTTCTTCATCCAAACTGTCCCTTTTCGCTCGGTGCAACCATAACTATCGCAAGGTTCATAATCAGAGTATTCTTCATACTTCTGTTGAAGCACCTCCAAATTTACAAATTGATGAGGTGTTTGCATAAATGTACTTAATGATACGCCATCGAAAATTCCGTGGTCACAATTTCTGTCCTCTCTGTCACACGAGTCCAACTGGTTCAACACGCAATCCCCGACAGGGCGGAAACGTTCCTCGCAATACTTTTCCTTGTCGGAGCGTTGCGAGATATAAATGCAAATCCTTCTCAATACTTGTTCCTCAGTCATATCGCCGGCTTCAAAAAACGCAACATTAGCTTTCTGACGAATTGCTCTCAATCCTATCTCCAACAGCATAAAAGTTTTCCCTCGTTTTTCTGGTGCGAGTAGTGAGACAAATCCTCCTCTAACCAGTTGGTCATTCCAAAGCTCCCCTAGTGCTCCCGGATACGTCATAACTGGAGTGTAAGCATTGGAGAAGGCTCTTTCGATGGCCTCCATTGTTTCCTTTTTCTTCGACAAGTCTAATCCTAACTGTTCGTCAACAAATATGGATGGTTGGAATGATACAGCCAGTTGCTCAGCTTTCTCGATTTCTCCCGCTTGAATGAGTGCTTGGACTTGTTCATTGTGTTTTTCAATTTCTCGGGCTTTGAAATATTCGATGGTCTTGTCGTATAGGTAACCCGAATTGAACTGAGTCCCTCTGCCATATTCGTCGCTGAGGTCTTGTAACAATTCCTCTATGTATTTTGCATCCGCTTTGGACAAGCCTTTCTTCAATGCTTCCATGTATAAATCCTGTATATCTGAATCTGGAGCTTTTTTGTATTTTTGAAAATATTCCATACACCAGCCCGCAACGATTTTCAATTCAGGAGATTCTAAAAGTGAGGGATTCCAAAATTTCTGAATCCGTTGCAAGTAATCTGTACTGACAATCATTCCTGTAACAATTCGGCGTTCAATAAATTCTTGGTCATCTCTTATCAATTAAATCTCCTCCCTAGGCATTCTGTCATTATATTATACAAAATCCCGTCGAATTATTTGTAATTCAAATCCTTCCAATTCTCTTTCTCAAGTTCGCAAAGGAAGGCTATGTTACAAGCTAAATGCCAAAGGTGAGGTAGTCCGCTTTCTGGGTCTACTCCTGAAGGGTTTTCTAAGTATCTGAGCCAGTGACGGTAGGCAGCGTCGCGGTATCTTTCCTTTCCCACATCCTTCCAGCGCAACATCCCTTGTTCGCCATATTTTTTACAACCATACTCCCGGATAGCGGCAATTGCCCAAATAATTTCGGACGGGACTAATGTCAATCGGGGTTTTCCGGCATCAGCTTTAATTTCCTGATTGTATTGCATAGCTTTCATCCTATCCTCTCATATAAGATTTTCCAGTAATTGCATCACGTTCAAAATTATCAGTCTTGGCTTCATCCCGGCGGAATCTGCTGAACAATGAATGGTTCAGGTCGAACATATCCAACCTGATGTCGGTAATCCAAGTGTTGTCCCGAATCCAATCTATGTACCGGGCAATCAGTTCCATTGGACCAGGAAGGAGCCTGACCAAATCCCCTTTCAGGTATTGTTCTTGCTTGTCTTTGATTTGGGAGTATAGATGTAGGAGCGTTTCCGCAAGCGTTCCCTCGTCAACAGTTCCTTCAAACAACTCCTCTGCCGGTTCATAGCAATCCTGGTAGAATACGTGAGCAAGGTCTTTGCTACGGAAAAATTGCCGCAACACTTTCTTGGGATCTTTGGGGGTATCGGTAGGACGGGTTTTGGGTTGACCGGGGGCGACTCCGGCCCGACGCATGGCGTCCTCAAGCTTAATAAATTTGCTACGGAGACTGGAGCCACTTTCAATGACCGGAATGTACTGACCGCCTATATTCTCTTCATACCAATCAAGGGCAGTCTCTACCCGTTGAATGGAGACACCATCAGTTTCTACTAACTTTCTAATTTCATTAGCCCAACTAGCTATCTTATGGGATGTAACATTAATCCTTTTATTTTTTCTAATGAGGAAGGCTAGTTTTTCTGCTAATGGTACGTACCGAGTAATTTTATCTTGTTTATTTTCTATCTTTGAATTTAGGTCAGAGAATAAGTTTTTATTATCTTTAGTTTTATTATCTTTAGTTTTATTATATAAATGTCCTTCAGTTTTCGTAAGGTCTAGTCCTTCAGTTTTCGTAAGGTCTAGTCCTTCCGTTTTCGTAAGGTCTAGTCCTTCGATGTTTAATTCCTCCCCTAATACTATTGCTATTAATAGCTGGAAGTTGATGAAGTAAAATTCTTTTGCAGGTACTCCATGTCTTTCTGTTTTTAATATGCCCATTTCGATTAGCTCTTTTTTGCATTTTCTAATTTGGTATTCGGTTAATCCGATTTCATATATTTGGTCTTCATGGGTATTATAAAATGCTCCGTCCTCAGTTAACATTTTTCGCTCTTGGAAGTATTTGTATTTGTCTATTAAGTTACTTATGAACACTGCTTTTTCTAATCCTAATACCTTGATTAGTTTTTTGTTGATTGCTAGGAAAGCATCTGTTCGGAACATCTCCAAGGCAATTTTAATCATATCATTATCACCGTAACTGGTTTCATTAGTTCCTTTGGTTCTTTTCATTTAAAAACTTCCCTCCCTTCTGCGTTTCACCCGCTTATCCAATTATTTCGCCTTACATTTTCCTTCTAGCTCGCTCAGTACTTGTTCCAGTTTCTCCTTGTTTTCGGGTCTGGGTTCGCCAACGCCTCGCTCCCATGTTTGTATGGTGAGCAGCGATACTCCTACCAACCTCGCAAGTTCCATCTGGGACAATCCCAATGCTTTTCTCCTTTTCCGTAAATCATTTCTTTCCATGACTCTTTTCATTTTAAAATACCTCCTTCAATAATGTTTTTACAAAGTGTCTAGCATCTTCAATTTTCATATCTCCTGGGTCGGTATCCACAGTTTCAATGAATACCTTTTTCCCGAGGGCTTTGAGCTTTACTGCTAACTTTCTGGCTTGTTGCTGGGCTTGCGGTTCGTTATCGTACACTATGAAAAATTTGTTATGAATCTTCGACAGCGCTAATACCTGCTCCATAGTGAACGATGTCCCGAAAGTAGCAACCGCTGAGCTTCCTAACTTCCAAACATCTACCACTCCTTCCACTACAATTAATGCCGGATATTTGCTCCATTTTTCCTCCTTTCCGTATACAATATGTTTATGATGGATAACTTCTCGCTTCATTGAGCATGCTAAATACCTTTTGTCCGATTTCCCGGTAATATCCCGGGTCTGAAAACTGACCAGTTGTTCGTTCCAATTAATAGGTATGATTATTCTATTCCCATATGAAATTTTGTCCAAGAAGCTAATCGGTCCTGTCTGTTTTAATTTCCATTTCTTCTCCAATTTTTTCGGGTCGAATCCCCTCCTTTCCAAGTATCTTTTCCCAGCTTCATTTAGATGTTCAAAATAAGGTTGAGGGAATTTAATAGGGAATATGCTCACCCGGGGTTCTTCCGTCTTCTTTCGGATAGTTACCGTTGGTCCAGCGTATTCTTGAATTAGATTTTTCGCCTTCTCTCTGGATATATTCAGTATCCGAGACAAGACCGAAGCGGTAGAATGTCCTCCACAACGCCAGCAGTGAGATACTGTTGGTTGATATAGGTTTATCCCCAGGTGGAAGTTTTTCGAACCCGCGCAAAACGGACAGTGAATATTTATCCAGTCTGCGGAAGCGTGATGGTGTCCGGATTCTGTTACGTAAGGTATCCCGTAGTCTTGAAGTAACTTTTCAATCCCCATTTTTTCCCCCTTTTATATTTATTATACAAATTAGCTCAAAATTATTTGATGGATTTGACGGGAAATTTTGTCCTTCTCATTTTTTTTTCTTCCTTTCTGTCGTCTTCAATATTTGTTTTATCTCCCGGAAGGTAGCCCAGATTTTGCGGTCGCTCCAACCCCGAGCCTTTAACTCCCGTGCGATTATTCCCCGCGCTTCCCGAGGCTTGTCAGTGTCTAGATATATATCGACATCGTTCACCACTAGAAGGCAAATCATCTTTGCATCTGGGGAAAGACTTTCAAACAGTCCCCTCCAGCTCTCCTCAGCAAGAACAACTTGTTCAGGGTCGAGTTCGACGCTCTCCTCTATCAGCAGGTCTAGGACTCCCTCGTCCACCGGGACTTCTTTTTTGGCTTTCAATAAGCTATTTATGTGATTTCTAACCACATTCCAGATAAATGTTGTTTTCTTGCCTTTATTTGGCTCATAAGAGGGAGCGGCTTCCAGATAAGCTAGGTAAGCCTCGGAGTATAACTCATCGAAGTCCAAGCCTGTACTCCGAGCGTATGACCAAACCACTTTTCTCACGATATTGAGTTCCATTTGTTCATTGTTCATTTTTCCCCGCCTCCTCGCTTTCCAAATAACTTTCTATCAGTTCACTGATAAGGCTCTTTTCTTCAACCGGTTTTCCGTCTATTACCGTAGATAATACTTCCTTCTTTTTATCTAGCAATTTAGCCAGCTTATATTCCACCGAATTTTCTGCTAACAGATAATATATGTTAACAGCATTTTTCTGCCCAATACGGTGGCACCTATCCTCAGCCTGTTGAAGTTCGCCCGGCGTCCAGGGTAGTTCTAAGAAGGCTACCGCGGAGGCGGCTGTAAGGGTTAGTCCGACGCCTGCGGCTTGTATGTTACCGATAAACAGTTTTACATTTGGGTCGTTTTGAAACGCTTCTACTGCTTTATGTCTTTCGGAAGTGGGAGTGGAGCCATCTATTTTCACAGCGACATCCTTAAATTCGTTCATTAGTTGGTCAATAACCTCTTTGTGTACAGCGAATACTACTAACTTGCTTCCATCTTCAATAAAATCCCGTATCCAGTTGATAGCCTGTTTCATTTTCCCTTTGACTGCTAACTGTTTCATCGCTTCGATTTTTACGAGGTGTTCCGCTTTCTTCGCCTTTTCCGCAGCCTCTTTTCCTTTTACACCCCGCAGGTATTCAATAAATTCCGCTTCAGCAGTTCTGTATTCTTTTTCATTATCTAATTCCATCGGTACAAAGGAATACAGCTTTTCAGGGAGGTCTTTTAGCACGTCAGTTTTCCTTCTGCGTATCATAATGGTGCTAGTGAGGATTTGGTTCAATTCCTCTTCGTTTGTGGCGCCCGAGAAGTCCCATCCCCAACCATTATGACGGGCTCCGCAGTACCGATGAACGTATGTCCAAAAGTTCGGGAACAGGTTTTTGTCTAGGATTTGGAATATATTGAAGCCTTCTACTGGCCTGTTTACGATTGGTGTTCCGGTGAGCGCTATGATGTGGGGTATACCTTTCGCCAATTTCTTCGCGGCTTTTGTTCGGATTGCGGAGCTGTTTTTGACGTAATGCATCTCGTCCATTATAAGGACTTGAGGATTAATAGCTTGGAGCGTTTCCACCCAACTGTTTAGGATGTCGTAATTTATGATTATTATGCTTCCATTAATGGGATAGGGTTTTGTTCCCTGAAGGATTTGAACGTTGTCTTTGGTGGAAAGAGTTTCCTTTATCTCCTTTGCCCAATTCAGCTTCAACGATGCCGGGCAAACGATTATTGCCGGTCTTTTCTCTGGATGGAGCTGAAGCCAGGCAGCGGCTTGAATAGTTTTTCCGAGCCCCATCTCATCGGCTATCAGTGCTCTTCCATTCCTTTTTTCGATAAAGGCCACGCCTTGTTTCTGGAACGGGAACAACTGTTTTTTGATGCCAGGTACCTCGATTTCTTTTTCCATTTCTTCTGCTTGGTGTAGGAGTTTTTCTAACTCCGCATCGATTACAAAACCCGCGTCTTTCAGTTTGTTTATACTGTCCTTTGTTATTGTAGCTGTCCAATATTTTTTATCGGGATGGAAGCGTCTCCCTGGGAGTGATTTTATCAATTGCAGCAGCTCCGGGTCGAATTTGAAGCGGATTTCCATTGTTCTGTCGTCTACTTTCTTCACTACGTTCATTTGTTTTGCTTTCTCTTGTTGCAGGTGGGGGTAGGTAATCTCACTTCCGTCAAACAATTTTTCGATATCAAACCCTCCAGCCTGTAGTTGTCCTTGATACTTCTTTAATATTTTTAACGCCGCCTGAGCTTGTGGTTTTGTCCATTTCTCTTGTTTTGCGAGACTTTTTCCGAAAGTGGAATCAGTTTTGTTGAACCCGTAACCATCCTCGGAAATCGCCCCGTCGCATCGGTTTGCTAAATATTTTATTGCTTGCTGTATCAGTCTTACGTCAGGCATTTCGGAAACCCCCTTGGATTGAAATCCTATTTATTTTGGAGGAGGGGGTTTTGAACCCTCCTAATTCTCCCCTCCTCGTCTCAATTAGAGGCTCCCATCGAGCCTCATAATAATTAGTGAGCGACTTTAATGATACCGTATTTGCTGTTTTTGAAAATGTCGACTGTTTTGTCAGCGGTTTCAACTGTCTTCCAAAAATCAAATGTAGCTTCTTCGTCCACGTTATATTCCCGTGTAATCTTACCGTTTGTTGTGCATTTAGCACGCGTCATGTACACCCTAATAGATTTTTTATTAATCTTAACCACTTTACCTTCAATGAATTCCTCATATATGTACATTCCGCCCGCTGAATTATTCCCTTTATGAATTTGTATCATTTCGTTAACTTTCATCTTTATTGCCTCCCTTTTTGTTTTCGTTCTTTCTATTATTATTATATATCTTTTTCCGAAAAAAGTCAAGTGGTTTTTTAAAAATTTTTCAAAAAAAATTCCCGGCTATTTCGCCGGGTTGCTCAAGCTTTTTACTCGTCCCACTCTGTTTCCATTTCCATCCTTTCCAGGGCTTCGATGGTATCGACGCAGCTTGTCAGGCATCCTTTTGGCCATCGATCTCTGTTATCTAACGCTTCGTCAATATGGGCTATCCAGTATGTCTTTGCTACTTCGTATTCCTCTGGTGCTACTTCTTTCAGTATCTTTTTCATTTCTTGGAGTGATTCGTAGATTGTCTCCTTCAACTCCTCTAAATTCATGAGTGCCTTTCTGATTTCCATTTTTCTCATTTTGGTTTCCTCCCTTTTTGTTTTTTGTTTTCGTTCTTTCTGTTATTATTATATATAATCTGATGAAAAAAGTCAAGAGGTTTTTTAAAAATTTTTCAAAAAAATTCCCGGCAAATTTTTAGAAAACCACTTGACTTTTTTCGGAAAAAGATATATAATAATAATAGAAAGAAGAAATAAAAACAATAAGGAGGAATATAAAAATGACAATGACAAGAACATTCAAATTTAACGGAGTTTACAAGACTTACACAGTAGAGAAGGAAATGGAAATGAGGGGCTCCTGGTCAATATGCAGATTTGCGAAAGTAAAAGAACTGAGAGATTACATTTTCGAAATAATAGAGAGAGACACAGGGCACGTAATCACAACGATAATGCGTGAGGAACAATTAAAAGATATGTACCCCAACGTATATGAAAGATTAGTCCTAAACTAGTAAACCGGCTTTGAGCCGGTATTTTTTTTTGAAAAATTTTTAAAAAACCACTTGACTTTTTTCGGAAAAAGATATATAATAATAATAGAAAGAAGAAATAAAAACAATGAAGATAAAACAAGGGAGGCTTTAAAAATGAAAAAGAATTATGCAGTCTACCACATTGACGGGAGCAAAGCCAACGAATTTAAAACAGATGCCATGAAACTATTTGCAAACCCGGAACTCAAACGAGAATTGGAGTGGAGAATGTGCAACCTGAACCGAGAAACAATGAGTTTTGACCTTATTACTGGCCCCAACACTCCAAAAGAAATAATGGAATTAGCTGAAAAATATGGTATCGGGAGAAACAGTTACGCGTAAACTACCAAAGGCCCGCCGGGAGCCTATCCCGGCAAAATAAAAGTACAATAAAAAACAGGAGGTATTTGTTATGAAAACCTATTGGCTCAATGAATCAATCATCACCCCGGCCGGAGAATCAATGCCGAGAGGATTTGAACTTCAGGTTGACGGAGAAATTGCTAAACTTATTGTCCCGTCTGACGTCCCTGGAGACAAAAGCAACCTATATGAAGAAAAAATCCCACTTTTTCAGAAAACTTTTGCAGCCAAATATGATGACGGGAATCCAGTCCATGTTAACGATGGAAAATTAATCGGCG